ATTGATGATTGAGAGGACGCTAGTTTAAGCATCAACTGGACTTGACCCATTTCAAGTGAGTAGAATAATACATTCTTTGTCTTGGACACCTCGTCTGCAATGTTTAAAGCCAGAGTAGATTTACCCATACTAGGTCTACCTGCAAGGACTGTTAATGTTTCTGGTCTGAATCCTGTTATTAAGGCATCCAAGGATTTGAATCCACTAGACAGGCCAACACTACCATGAGTCAAGTTCTCTAGGTAATCAACAGTCTTACCCACAATAGCCTTTATAGAACTCTCGTCTTTATCTTCCAACTCAAGCTCTAGATTCTGAATCTGAGAAACTGTTTCTTGGTAGTTCTCATAATCAATATCTTTTTTTAGATCTTCTACTGCGTTCTTAATTCGACACTCTCTAATATGCCTCGCATAAGATTGAATGTTTGTAGAGCCTATTGAGTTCTCTAGTAGCAAAGCCAAATCTTCAAAATTAACTGCCCAGGGCCTATCATTAGGTTGTCTTTCCAGATCAATATAATCTCTAACAGTTACTGCATCAACAGAGATTTTCTTTTTTACCATCTCTAAGATTGAAGTAAAAATATAACTTAGCTTGTCATCACTAAAATCTTCTGGGGTTAATCTTGTTAGTAAGATCTTATCAACGGATGGCTCCAACAACAAACCTCCAACAACCGCCCTCTCTGAATCTATTGAATTATATTTCATACCCACCACTCCAAAGGTTGAAAGGCATCAAGCCAAAAGTAAATTGAGATACTGGCACAAGCGTTTATTATAAGTACCAATAACATTATTAAGTATGCTAAAGTTTTCATACGTCTATTTTAAGAGATTTAATCAAACTGTTTTGGGGTAAACAGTATGAATCTCCCATTCCTAAATTTACTATTCGTGCTGGTTGAATAATATCTTTATAACTGGCCCATCCAGAAAACTTAAATACAGGGAATGTGCCTATAACTAAAGCATAAATATCTACTAGTTTACTTTCTTTCCCTGTTCTTACTAGAAGTTTGCCATTTGGGTATGTTGTATTCTTTACATCAACAGTCGTTCCATCTTTTAGTATGGCATCTTCTTTATTAAAATGACTTTCTTTTTGATTGGTAGAAGAATCAAACTCTACCCCACAGAGTCGGCAAAATACTAACTCTGCCCCAAACCCATTTAGATTCATTTCATATAGCGTCATGGTTTTATCCCTCTTAAAATTATTTACAAAATAACTCCTATCCTGTTTACAAATAGAGGCCGACATTTCTTCGATAAGGTCTTGGTCTGACTGTGTAAGCTCTAGACTAGTGCCATAATGTAATAGTTCAGACATATTAATACGCCCTTGATTCTATTATTTCATAAACAAATTGAGAGTCATCATTTAGATGTTCCATCTCTTCATCAACCAATTCTGTTCCATCATGCCATATAGCAGAGATTATAAAGCTATCACAAAAATCTGGATAATCCTCAAAGTTAATATGTACATCATCAACATCCAGTAAGGCAGTATTAATTTTTGTCTTTTCTTTATCAAGATATTTATCTTTATCCGTTAATCTTCTCATGACTTCCTCCAATTAAATTCTTCACCATATGGCTTGTTTAGGTTCTTAGCTTTAATATCAAACATCTCCCATTGCCTTTGATTTATAAAGGTCTGAAAATGTGGGATGTATTTCTTCTCACTACCAAAATCTAAATGTAATCGATTAAGTGTTGGCAGCACATCTCTCCAATCTTTGTGTCGGATAAAGTTATCCATCTCGGTAAGTAAGCCTCGCTTCTTACCTTTGTAGTTATCTCTGAATATGTCGAACTCAATCAACTCATCGTCAGTTGGTCGAACAACCACTTTCTTAGCCTCGACTTCATGTGGTTTTGCACAATGTGGGCATATTACTAGCATAGTATTCTCCTATATATTTTTTAAAACAAGTTTAATAATTGGGTCTTTATACCAACCTTTTGGGTCAATCAGATCTTCACCTAAACTAGTCCTCGGCTCATTTTTTGAGCGAGTCTGAGGTCTAACTGGCTTGTAAATCTTTTTAGGATCAGTATGTACTTTTAATCTTGCTCTAGCACAAGTACCTGTACAACCAACCGTATCCGCCACCATTTTAGAGGTAGTCTTGGTTCCATCGTCAAGTGTCCATACACGAGCAAGTTTTTCCTTCCAACCCACTAGACCATTGTTAGTATATTCAACCCCATCAATAATCTTGATGGGGGTATTTTGACTAATAGTCTTCATTAGAAAGGCACGTCATCATCTTCACCATCACCACCTACATCACCCAATGGTCTATCGTTATTAGGTTTAGGTATATTAGGCATGTCAGAATCCTTTTGGATTTTGAAATTTAAAACAGGGGCTCTTGGATTTTCACCCGTTGACTTCCAAGCCGATATTTTATATTCTACTCCTTCAACATCTAAAGTACCTGTGTATTGAGGTGCTCTTGGATTGTCAGTAAACTTACTTTTCCATAAAGCACCGCTATTTGTATTATCATATTGATCTGCCATTTTGTTTCCTTTTATTATAAGTGGGGAACTTATGGCATCCCCGTACTCCAGACTTATTCTTAAACCTAACGACCAAGGAAATCATGGCCGAATAGCATTGGAAAGTCAAACCCTGCTAATTTTTTGTCGGTATTGTACAATCACTCCACGGATGTTTTCCCGATACAAAACCCATAGATTCTTGCATCCTGTAAGTTAATACCTCTAACTTCCCAAGATCTTCTAAGTAGATTGTATGACATTCGTGCATCATACTGACTGCATTTCTTAAATCATTACTACCCTTTAAAAGAATCTTATAATCACTTAAATCCATTGTTAATTTAACTTTATCATCTTTAAGATATTTTATTTTGCTATTGCTCATGCTCATCTCCTCTAGTTAAGAACCTATCACCAAACTCATGCATCCCGACATCCAAAACTGCCACCCAAGGTGAGTTAGGATTCTCATGCTCACGCTCTTGCATATCTGTCATAATTTCTTCAGCCCTTGCCAGGCCACAGTTAGGACTCTTTAGTTCCTCTATTAGCCTATTAACCTCTGTGCTTACCTGTTGGCTGCGAGTAGGTGCTTTAAACGATTCTGATTCATCCTCACCCATATGTCCAAGTTCGTATAAACCTGCCAGCTTAAGCACACAACGACTCATAGCTCTCTTCTCTGCTATTTCCATAACATACCAAGAGATACTATTACCTTCACCACCTTTACCTCGTTTACATGATCCGAAAGTTTCAATCTCTGCATCACCCATACTTCCATATGCTTTGATACAAGCAAACTCTGGCTGACATTCTATTACCTCATATTCAATAGTAATATTAGCACCTCTCTGGACTTTCTCGATACCACTTCTAGTAAGTATCGTGTAGTGAGCGTGTTTAAAAGTATCTTCTTTTTCTAATCCGAACTTTTTATAGAGTGTGTTCAACCTCTCTCGATTTGTAGCCATAATTATTCCTTTTTAGTTATCCCCTATTTACCAAATTGACCAATAAATTTCCAAAGATTAGAATAAAAGGATTCGGGGTAGTCATCCTTAAATCTAATCTTATCTTCTTTGGTCATTATAGTTCCATCGTGGTACTTACCACTACGAAGAGTAGCAGTATCTAAATCTGGGTATTCACCCAATGAAAAATAGAAAGTCAAAGACTCTAGATCTATTAATTCAAGTTCGTTATACATTATGGTGTGCCTCCAAAAATACTCCTAAAAGAGTAGTTAATTTTATTGTTGTCAACTTGTTCGCCTAAATCAATAATTGTCTTACAATCGTCAATTAGACCTGTTGGTTGCATCTCTTCTGGAGTAGGATCGTTTTGTTCATCATAAAAACCATCTTCCACCATCTGTATATGTAAATCACTCATTCTTCCCATTACTTTTCTCCCTTATTATTATTAAGTTGATCCCAATTATTACAAGTAATAATTGCATTCTCGGTTGCCTCAATGACATCGTCAGATAAATCCCAGACATCGCCAGACATTTCAAATTCTTGGTAGGATTGTTTTGCTTCTTGAATAAAATCTTCGAGGGCGTTAATATTTTGCCTCTGGTGTGGTTTATACATGTAAAGATCACGAGCAAGATCATGCTCAAAGATCGAATAGACTTGCTCATTTTTATCATCTTGATCGTAACGAGCATTTAGTAAAGATTGATTATATGACATAATTTTTCCTTTTGGTTAGTTAATATTATACGCTTTAGGTATCAAGCTTACGAACTAAAAGCATAATTAAGTATATGACTGACAACGCTTACAGTAAACGAATTGCCTAGACACTTGTACCTTTGGCTATTTGATATACCTTCAGTATATCCCTGTGGAAATGTTTGTAAAGCCTCACACTCGCAAGGTCGTAACTTTCTATAGGTAGGTATTAGATCAGATACCAATACTTTTGGCTCCCTGTTTCCACCACCCATAGTATTAATAGTTGGACTCTTACCAGTATCAGCATAAACACGTTTTAGTGAATCATGTCCGTTAATATCGGTTGCGGTTGCAGCATGATGACATTCAGCTTTAGGATCAAAGTCTTTAAGCTCACAAGGTCTATCAAATAACAACTGTCCTGGATTCATAAGGATGTCAGAAAGCACTAATCCTTGATCTTCTGGTTGATCAATGCCATCGATGTTAGTCCAATAGAATCTCTTACGATTCTGGGCAGATACTAAGGCAGAATTGATTAGATGTTTATTGACCCTACCAAGTGCCTCTTCAGTATGAAAAGTTATGTAATCTTCAAACTCTTTTTTCATACGAACATTTTCCATTAGGAATTTTGCTTGAGGGTTATTAGCCAATACTTTTTTAATAACATCTAGCATTGTCCAGAATAACATTCCTCGTGGATCTTTATCACCTTGCTTGAGTCCAGCATTTGACCATGCTTGACATGGAAATCCTCCAACGACTAAATCTATTGAAGACCAATCGATATCCCAATCCTGCCAGTCAGTAACTGAACCTAATTGAATTGTGTTTGGATAATTCTTTTGAGTGATAGAAATTGGAAATTTATCAATCTCTGAGGCATAGTATTTGCCAACCTTTACACCTAAACGATCTAAAGCAACTTGTGTTCCAGAGATACCATCGAATAGACTAAGTATTGTTTTCATATATTTTCCTTTTGGTTAATTTAAGCTTAGTATAAATCATTACATAAAGAAAAGCAACCCTAAAGTGTAGAACAATATATTAATAACCATTGGTTGTAGAGTTTGTAACCATAGGTTAAATGTCTGCAGCTCAATCCTGGCAAGAGATTCCTGGATTTTTCAAATTTGGGTTTGGAATTTTCTCGTATAGGGTCTTTTTCAAATTTGATTAGGAATTTTCTCGTATAGGATCTACTTGTAAATGGTTTTATAACTGCCAGTAGATTTTTTTAGAATTTTTCTGATCCTGTAAACTGACAACTAACAGTTAACAATTAAAAAAGTAAAAATATTTTTTCTTAATTATTTTTGATCTTTTAATAATAAATTGATTGGTAGTACAAAAGTATATAAAGTTTACAAACTGTTAATTTTTTAGGTATTATTATTTATGTCAATAATGACAATAATTAAAAGGCGGTTAAAAATGAATAAAAATAAAATAAAAATAGGTGACAAAATTAAATTCAGATCTCCAACCAGAAATGGGAGCATTTCAGTTTGGCGAAAAGTAAATGGTTTTTGGGGTAGTACTCAAATGCCTATGGTACGTTTTAACGGGTGGTCAAATTTTGTAGTTAAACTAAGTGAAATTAAACAAATTGAAAAAGGGGGTAAATAATGGAAAATTTAATACTACATTTTGGGGTTTTTATTTTGGGCGTAGTTTTTTCTTGCTTAATTTTTATGGCCTGTTTTATGCCTATATATAAAACACTTAACAAAAGGGGTAAATAATGATTAGTTATAAAGTAGTTGTTAAAGGTATGAATAATCTAGATCTTTTTAAAGGTACTTATAAAACGCTTGAACAGGCTAAACAAATAAGATACAAACTTTTAAAAAATGGTTATTTGGGCGTTTTATCAATAAGCATTCAAACAGGGGTAAATAAATGGATATCTTAATACTAAAATTTTTACATGATTTTGCTAGTAAGAAATTAAATCAATCAAGGTGTGTTGATCCATTCATATGGTCAAGAATTCTTGACTATACAAATAAACAAATCAAACTATCAGAGGTTAAAAAATGAATATACAAAATAATCTTACAATACCAATCAAAACATTAAAGCAAGCTAAAGAATTAATTGGAGGTTTTACAGTTACATCAAAAATGCCTACTATCAGTTATTCAATAAGTGCTAAAGATTGCATAACAGGATCTAAATTAAGACTAATAAAGAATACTGTATGCTCTGATTGTTATGCTTTAAAGGGTAATTATATTCGATACGCTAAGAATATCGAACCAGCCATGAAAAGGCGTTTAAAATCGATTTCAAGCCCTAATTGGGTAAACGCAATGATCTATATAATGCATAACCAAAAAGCCGTTATTAATAGCGGTCTATTTCGCTGGCATGATTCAGGCGATTTACAAAGTATGCAGCATTTACAAAAGATAGTTGATATTGCAATTGCTACACCCAATATTAAACATTGGCTGCCAACTAAAGAATCAAACTTGATTAAAAATTTTAAAGGCGTTATTCCTGCAAACTTAATTATAAGATTAAGCGGTAGTTTTATTGACGGAAAAACACCTGTATATAAAAACACTAGCACCGTTACAAGTGATAATAATACTAATACTTGCAAGGCTTATTTAACTGATAAAAATTATAAAGTACATAGTTTAAAACAGTTTGATAATTACACTACAAAAGAAAAACAATCGTTTGATTTTGGACATTGTGGCAATTGTACAAAGTGCTGGAATAGTAGTATTAAAAATGTTAGTTATCTTAATCATTAAGTATTAATAGATCTATAATCAAGGGCTTTTTATTAAACCCTTTTTTTATTTATAAATAGGTATGTCAATAACTCACTTTTTAATATAAACTCTAAAGTATTATTATCATCCATTCCAACGATAACCAAAGCCCTTTTAACGAGGGCTTTTTATTATCTTAATAGTAATGCATTACTAATTAATAATCATTGAAATATAACTATATATTGAAGCTTTAAAGATATAGTATTATTATCATTGTTAGTTAGTAGGATCATTAAATTTATTCTATTAAACATAAAGATCTATAAATAATGGGTAAATATTATATTAATTAAGGGGTAAAAATTCATTATCCTAATCATATATATTTCTATTTAATATAATAATATTGTAAATAATTATATTAATATTAATACCATACTAATTTAATCAAGTATTATTACTATATGTATTGATATATATGTTAGGTTCTTAATAGTAAACTTATATTCCTGTAGATCAAATGGTAATGAGAATCATTCGCATAAAGAGGGGCCATCCCCACTCTTTTTATTTTTAAGTCGAAGGTGCACTACCCCACCCACAAAAAACGAAATTTCAAAAAAAACTGTATTTCAGTTCTATTAACTGTTATACTTTAACAATAATGATAATCATTCGCATTTAACATGTCTAAAAGACCACCACCTTTAGCACCTACTTCACCTTTTGAAGAAGAACCTGTAAAAAAACGAGGTAATCCTAATTTTAAGAAAGGGATGCCATCGCTTAATCCTAACGGTAGACCCAAGGGATCGGTTAATAAGTATGCTGCTCTATCTAGAGAGTTAATGAATGACAACGCAGTAGAGATAGTTGCTGTGGTATTAGCAAAAGCCAAAGAAGGTGATGTCCATTGTTTAAAGATGTGTTTAGACAGAATATTACCTGTACATAAAGCTGTAGATTCAACCAGAACTAAGAGCGATGCCCAGGTTATTATTAATGTAGCGTCTATTGAATCAATCGAACAAAAGGCTAATGAGTACGATGAAGCCGAGTTAGTAGAACCCGAAGAAAAAAGTGATGATGAAGTTATTGTAAATCTAAAGAATAATGGCTGAACTAAACATTGATCTACATCCTGCTCAATTAGAGATATTTAACTCTACAAAGCGTTTTAAGATAGTCGCTGCTGGCAGGAGGTTTGGAAAGTCATACCTATCTGCGTGGATATTGCTTATTAAAGCAATACAGTCCGACTCTAAAGATGTTTTCTATATAGCACCTACTTTCCAGCAAGCCAAAGATATTATGTGGGCTATGCTTAAAGACTTAGGTAAAGATTTAATACTACAAGCCTACGAGAATACTGCGGTACTTACTCTTATTAATGGCAGAAAGATTTACCTCAAAGGAAGTGATCGACCAGAAACTTTAAGGGGCGTAGG